ATCTTTCAACCATCTGCCTCTCCCCAACTTAAACCTTTTGCTACATCCACTTTAAATGGTACTCTCAAATCTTCAATTGAGTTTTCCATCTCTTTTTTTATTTTAATTATATCATCATCATTATAAATACTAAAACATAACTCATCATGGATTTGTAGCATGGGCATAAATCCTGCATTGTAACAATCAATCATAGCTTGTTTTGCTTGATCAGCTGCTGATCCTTGTATTAACCTATTTAGTGCTTTGTATGTAAATGCCCGCCTAATATTGTTACCATAATTAGCTTTAGCTTCATTATAGTTCATGGCCTGATTCATACCAAAAGTCATAGGTTCCCATTTATCAAACCTACATTTTCTACCTTTTATAGTTCTAATAAAACCAAACTTACTTGCAGACTGTGTTACAGCCTCAGCTAATTTTTTTACAAATGGCACTCTGCTATTATATTGATTTAGAAGGATCTCTGCCTTGTCTTTTGATATACCTAATTCTTTAGATAGTTTATTCTTACCCATACCATAAAATAATCCTAAATTTATTGTCTTTGCTTGTGTCCTAGATATTTGAGCCATATCAGCCACTATCTGATGAAAGTCAGCGGACTCATCTTGGTAGGCTTGTATAAATTCCTCAGATCCATCTAGCTTTTGTCCGATGGCCGATGAATAGTGTGCTACTAATCTTGGCTCTTGTTGTGAGTAATCAAATGAACCCCATTGCTTACCCTCTTCCGGTAAAAACAAAGAACGAATCTTGTCTCCAAATTCTTTATTACGTGCTGGTATTTGTTGTAAATTAGGATTAGCGTAAGATAATCTACCTGATACAGTTCCACCTTGATCTGATCTTAATTGATTTATCTCGGCATGTATTCTTCCTTTATGAACGTATCTTTGTATTGAATCTATAAACGTTGAATGAAACTTATTTATCTCTCTAGCCTCTTTAACTAATTTTGCTATAGGATGCTCACAATTTGCTAACCAATTCGTTGTAAAAGATGGTTCTCCTGATTTAGGTGTTCGTGGATAATCAACTCCTATCCTATCAAATACTTTAGCTACGCTTCTAGCAGCCCATATATCAACATTAAAAGTAGTTTCTTTTTTTATTTTAGATAATAATAACGACTCCTTTTGTTTAAATTCTTTTTTTAACAACACTGCCTTTTCTTCATCAACTCTTATACCAGTGGCTCTCATCTTATGTAATATTGGTAATAATTGCATTTCCATTTCCCAAACATCATTCAAAGATTGTTGTTGTATTTCTGCTTTAAATCTCTGCCAAAGTCTTAAAGTTAATCCAGCATCTTGCTCAGCGTAAAAGCCGACATATCCTGCTGGCATTTTCCATAAATCTTGTTTAGCGTCTATGCCCCACTCTTTAGCTTTTTCATTTAAGAATGTTTCGTTTTTTATTTCACCTAAATAATCTTTAGCACATGCATTAAGTGAAAAGCTCCATCTGTTTTCATCAATGAGAGCTGCAGCTATCATGGTATCTACAATTTTTCCATTAACTTCAAAATTATTAAACTTTAACCAACCTAAATCATATGCAGCATTATGAAATATTTTTGTGTTAGGTTGTTTTAATAAATCTTGCATCCAGGCAACTGTAATGTCTAAATCCATGTTACCACCAGCGTCGTGTGCTATTGGAAAATAATATTGTTTACCAAGTGCAGCCACAGCAAAACCCACAATGTGACCTTTACCATAAGCCCAACCAGCACCATACTTCTTAAGATCAGGATCTTTTGTTTCTAAGTCTATAGCTATCTCATCTGCAGCTCTAAGATCAGGATACTCTGATGGGCACACCCAATCAGAATCATTATAAATAAAATTTAACTGATGACTCATGGCCTCTCTTTATCCCACAAAGCTAATAAAAGACATACACAAAAAAATATAAATAATATTATACCCAAAGATAAAAAAATCATTTCTTTACCTCATATTTTGTAAAATTAATTACTGCATTCTCTGCTTCATGTGGTGGTAAATTTCGATTAACAAAAATAATATCAACATATAAACATCTTACATTAAATAACATTTGTGCAACATCAAATGGATAAAAGCCAATTGCTTTTAAATTACCAAGTAAATTATACATATCAGGTGATCCAATGCTGTATTGAAAGATAGGTACCTCCACCTGTAGCCATTTTGCTTTTTGAACAGTTATCATGCCTCCCTTAATTACTTCAACCTCTGCTCCCTGCACATCAAGTTTTATTAAATCAAACTCTTCGTCTTGCACAATTTCGTCTAACAATTCAGTTTTAACGGTGGTTTTATCAAAAGGCACATTAGATTTTTCTCTATAGAAACTATTACCAGTTTGTTGAAAAGGATCTTTACTAATATAAAAGTCTTTTTCAGTTACGCTATCACTTAAATAAACATTGTGAACTTTACCTAAACTTCTTAATCTTTCGTTATGTAGTTTATTTGGTTCTATTAATGTGAACTTTGCATCAGGATTAAATTTTTTTACATGACCTGACCAATCGCCTGCAGCAGCTCCAATGTCTAATACATTTTTAAACTTAATATTGAAACGCTTTTGTGCACGTTCAAAAAAAATTGCATCAATCTTTGCCATAATCTCTATCTATTATCATATCTATACAATGTTTAGCTTTTAACAAATCTTTCTTACCACCCTTCAATTTGTGTCTAGAAATATATTTTATAGCTTCTCCTTCTGGCCACAGTAGTTTATTCTTTATTGAGTATTGTGCCGGCTGTATGGCAAAGGATTGATAATGTGATCCACCTTCTTGTTTTTTAAAAACCGACATAATTACTTTTATACAATTTATAATATTTACTCAACGGAAAATTATACTTATGAAATGTACCTAACAAGTGTAGAGTGTTAATTGCTCTGGTTACCCCTGTGTACCAAACTCTTAACTCTTGTATTTTATCTAATAATGATTTTCTTTCATAATGTGATGGAAAGTTACATTTAGAGGATAATATTACATTATCTGCCTCCCCACCTTTTACTTGATGAATGGTATCAATTAAGATAGGAGCTCTCTCATCTAAATTTACTTCTGATTCGATTAATTTCATAAAGTATCTTTTTTCTGAATCCTTGAATTTTCTTTTAAATGCCTCTTGCCATGAACCCTTTTCTTCAACCATACCACCACGGATATGTAATTCATCATAATTAAAAAGTTGATTCGGGTGAGCAAAGCTCCACTTCTTGCTGTCCGCTGACCGGTAGCCATGATCTATATTTAAAAGATAATTATACATGATGCACGCATCCTCTCTCGTTATCGCACCACCATTACAAATCTTCTCCCAATCTTGTATGGCCTTCCACTGATTTATATCGTAAGATTTATTGCCCTTCATGTCCTGAAAGTATAAACCCATACCTTTTGCCTCTTCTTGTAATTCTTTCTTAACGTCATTTATTCTAGCAAGCACCATCCAATTACCATTGTTTTTAAAAGGTACTTTACGTAAAGAGCTCCATCTATATATCTCTCCATCCTTATCGTTGGATTCAAATTCTTTTTCTACTCTATGACCCTCCATTCCATTCAATAAACATTTAGCAAAGAAGTGTACTTTTTTATTTAATCTTCTTGATTTGTTTAAGATTTTAGATTTACCTGGAAATGTTTGAAAGTAAGATACATCTGCACCATTCCACTCATAGATTGCTTGGTCGTCATCGCCAGCGAGATAAACTTTATCTGCATGCAAAGCTAATTTAACAACCATGTCCCACTGCAAAGGTGTAAGATCTTGTGCTTCATCTACCATCAATACTTTAAAATTTATAGCTAACCCAGATGTAATAAACTTCTGAACCATATCAGTAAAATCTAAACGATCGTTTTTAAATTGACCTGGTTCTACTTCAAACGTTTTATATCTTTCGTAGTTGTGTATAATGGATTTAAATTGTTGTAATCTTACTTTCTTCCGAGGTTCTTTTTTATATAAAGATATTGGATCTATTTTCATATTTCTAGCTTTGTCGTAAATTTGTAATGACCAATTGTTGTATACGTTTTGATCATCCCAGTTGGGCTTATAATTAATTTTAATAGTTCCATACTCTGTATGAAACTGCAGCATATCAACTCTTGGATCTAACACAGGGATCTCTGCAAACTGTTGTCTTGCTAAACTGTGAAGTGTCCTAAAATATTTAAAATCATCCTCATCATAACCTTTAAATTCTTTTCGTACTCTGTCCAAACATTCTTGAACTGCTTTGTTAGTAAATGAGATATAACAAATCTCATCAGGTAGAACTCCACGTCTTAAAAATCTTTTGGCTCTTTGTAACAATCTATGAGTCTTTCCGGTGCCCGGTGGCCCAAAAAACTTAATTGTCTTCCCATGGAGTTTTCTTTTTATTGAATTTGACATTTTTGTTTTTATGCTCTGTTTGTTTTGG